GTACTGGATTAGGGGTATATTTAGGTGCTTGTGCCATTTCTACTCCTAATCAAATATTGATTTCTTTATGTTTGCAATAATGTCTAATAGACCACCACGCTTTTCATTATAGTAAACAGAAGGTCTCCCACCTACCGCTAAACCTAACTCATTAAAAGAAGGTCTTCCATAAATATCAGGTCTTCCTGAAACATTAGGTCTTTCACTTCCATCATAATAAACATTAGGTCTTCCTCTTATTTCAGAAGGATATGGTTGTTGAGGAGGTACTGGGAAAATTGGTTGCCCCATTATTCTTCTCATATCCATGTGTGCTTCTGGTGGAGCATTTAAAGTCATATTAGGTGTTATTCCAGGTTGGTCTAAACCTGCTGCATTTCTAAAATATTGGTCTATTTGTCTTGGGTTGTCTGCTCCAGAATATCTTACTTGATTACTAACACCTGGAGGTATTGGGTATCCATCTGGGAATACTCCTTGTTGATACCCTTCAGGTATATAAGAACCCCTTAAATAGTTGTTATAATAAAACTGATTGCCATCATCTACTGTGTTGATGGTTGATCTTCTATTGTCTCTATAGGGAGAATAGTAAGCATTGTTGTACATTTGATGTTGTTTTAACAAAGGAGCAACATATTCTATTTTTTCATCATCAGTCATGTCAACAAAACGCTTCGATGGGTCTGTGAATCCTTCTACAGGTATATCGTCATACAAACTTTCATCTATAATATTGCCTAGTGAATCTACTCCATAATAATCTGCCATTTATCTCTCTCCTGCTACTTCATATTCTACGTCATAGCCGTTTAACTCAAAAGTTGTTGCCGTTGTGTTTTGAAACTTAATTGCTATGTATTTACCTGTTGCTCTAGCGTCTACTTTATTCTGTGTATCAGGGTTTATGGTTTGCTGTGTTTTGTAAGTATATGTGCCATCAGGGGTCATAGAACTTCCTACAAATACTTCAGCAGAACCTGTGCTAGAAAATCTTGGTGTAATTTTTCTTACTCGTTTTACAGTATTGGTGTTGCCGTCTAAAGTTAATCCTTTTCTTTCTAAAATCATTGTAAAATTAGCGCCTGCAAAATCAAACCCGTTGTCTGCCCTATAAAGTTTAGTATCTCCTGTGCTAGACATTAATATGCTAGTTTCTGTTGGGTTAAATTCCCTCATCCCCCAGTTTTCAGTTGTATTATATGCTATCCAACTTTGTGATTGTCCTGACCATACTACTGCTGATGCTCCAGGATTAACTATTCCCATTGCTATGTGTAAAATATCAGGTAAATCTCTAAAACTAAAAGCGTTTGTCTTATAGTTCCATATCAATGCTTTATTACAATAAGTAGAACCGACTGTTGGGTAAGACACCCATATTTCGTTTTTTTGCTTATTATTCGTTACAAAGGTATTTGCATAATTTGTGCTATCTATTTCATTAAAGAAGGTTCTTTTTATTATATTTGTAGCTATAGACTCCTTTTTTACTCCATTGTGGATAATAATGTCGCCAGAGGTAACCACAAAATGATTTCCGTTATACTCTGCGACACAGTTTCTGGATAAAACTCCAGAGTCATCAAACAGTTTTTGAAAGCTAAAAACTAAGTTTCCGCCAATAAAATTCATTAAATATGTGGTGTTTTCTTTATAAATTATAAAAGATTGCTTTAACGGAAAGCCATCTATTATAAAATCCCCAGCATCTCCTAAAGTCACAGAACCTGCGTCATTGGTTGTTGACGCTGTCCATGAAGCTGGTAGAGCAAGATTTTCTGCTGATGCTCCCCATCTCACTTTGTTTGGGTAATTTGTTGATGATTCTGTTAAGTTCAACGCTACAAGAAAGTTTTTATATGGTCTAATAACTTTACAAGTTGTACTTGCAGGCCAGTTTGTTAAATCAGTAAATGCACTAGCCCCTGTAGTTGCTAAACATTGAGGGTCATCTACTCCATTGCAAAGTATTGCTAATCCATTAAATATTGATCCCACCCAGTTACCCGTTGCGGTTAGGTTGGTAGCATAATCTCCACCTGATGCTCTTGTAAAATCACCATGACTAGAGCCATCGTATCTATAAATCTTGGCTGAACCAGCATAGAACCAATAGTTATTAGCGCCTGTAGACCAATTCAAAGCAAAATAAGGAGCTACTGTAGGAGTTCCAAAAACCTGATCTTGCCCTAAAACCTTCTTGGCCGCTCCATCCTCGAATCTAGCGTTTTCTGTGTGAGAGAAATACTCGTTAGGCAATACTGTGTTATTAGTATCCTTTATCATTCCCTTTGGGTTTAACATTTGAAATGTTGCCATTACGCAGTTCTTCTCCACATATATGCAACGATATAGGGTTGAACGTTACTATGTGCTGAACCACCACCAGTTGATGATGTAGTCATTGTTCTACTTGGGTCAGTATTATCACCTGCTGCTGGTAAATCTTGTTGCTCATTTTCACCATTACCCATTAAAACTGCTGTATGGGTATGTGCTGGTATTTGACTTGTGGTTAAGGTTACAGTTTTTGCACCACCAGTTTCTTGGAGTGCATCAAAATCACTATCACTTGCATCATAACCTACAATTACTTTACCAGTTCCAAAAGCTGTCCAAGTTCCAAAACCTAATAATGTAGCAGGATTGGTTGTAACTGCTGCGTTAATATAAATTGATCCTACTGGATATACAGCTTGTAAAGTAGTTGCTGTGTTAGAGCCTATAGTTATAGTTCCTGTGCAAGTTAAATTTCTTACACCTGTAATATCTATGTTCGCATCTGTAGTTACCGCTTTAGATGCTTGTGCTGTACCTAAAGTTGTAACATCTACATAATTTAATTCTGTTGTGTTAGCTGTAACACCATCAAGTAAGTTTAATTCTGTGTGCGTAGAAGAAACTGCTCCACTAACACTAGGGAAACTTGCTTTTACTGTTGTTTTTATCAATCTTAAATGATCATCTCCCTCATTAACTGGATCTCCAGCTACTGGGTTTGAGCTATTTAAGTCTGATATATATGTTCCTGTTTCTAATCCCATTGTTTACCTCGCTAAAGCTATTGTTCCGTTAGTTCCTACAACTGGCATTTCTGCAAAAGCCATGTAGATATATTTATAATCTGTCCAGTTGTGAATACCATCTGTATCTCTTGGTTTAAATCCTGTTGAATAGAAATCACAATCGCCACTACCAGAATTTTCTACTGTCGTTGCCTCAGCAATTAGTTTTTGTTCTACAGGATTACCACTAATACCAGCAGAAGCATCCTTCGCTATCTTACTTCTTTCTGTGTCTTGCATAAGCCATGATTCAGCTCCATCACTTCTCTTAACTATAATAAATCTTGGTCTGAATCCACAGTAAACCATTGGGCCATCTGCACTATTATCACTACCCCAGTATGTGCCAAAGTGTGAATATCCTTGTATTGGAGTAAAGCAATAAGCTACATAAGTCCAAGAACTATAGTTTGCTTCTCCATTGGTAGTATCTGCACCTAGAGAGAATACAGTAGATGTTGGCATAGTATCATTCCAATATTCTGCACTATCTGTTGCACCAGCAGTAGTACTTAATCTATAATAGTCTGTAGCTGGGTCAGAAGTTATTTCTGTTCCACCATGAAATACTGCCCATTGAGCTCCATTACTTCTTGATTTGGTTATAACAACTTTTGGTACTGCACCTAATCCATGTCCTACTGTTCCAGCACTTCCTGTTCCTGTATAAGAAACGATTGAAAATCCAGCAGTAGTATTTGCTTGTACTGTTGATGTTATTGAACCACTTGTATTAGATGATGTTGTTCCACCATTTGCTTTCCAGCACCATGCTACAAATTCTTCTGTATTAGTATTAACATTAACCATGCTACCTACTGTAAATCCATCTGCTCCAAAAGCAGTTACTGAATTTACATCTGTTGTTTCAGCAGTATTAGCATCAGATGAAACATATTTTGTTACACCACTTGTTGAATCAGCCAATATATGACTATCTGTAGCTTCTCTGTTCTTAATCCATACTAAATCAGGTTGATGTCCTACTCCTGTTCTAGCATTAGATGATCCAGTTCCAGTATAAGTTATTGTATTAAAATGGTCTGTTGGTTTTGCTATTGTTGTATATGCCATTATCCGTACTCCTTAATATTTTTAGTACATATTGAATAGAACCCAGCTGGGGGTGCATATTCAAAAGTACCATTACTGTTGTTGTCATCATTTGCTGATGATAAAGCTGTTGTTCCAAATCTACCCTCTCCAAAGTTAAAGTGCATTGTTGTAGCATCATACCCACCAGCAGCTACTCCCCAAAAGTTTCCTGTTCCTGTGGTAAATGTGTGATGTGGATATGCTCCTGTGTTTGGTACTCCTGTTCCACTTCCAGTATCATGCCAAGTTCCATTTATTCCATACCATGCCTTACCATTATCTAAATCTAGTGCCATCATTGCAATATCTCCAGCAGAAATGGAAGCCCACCCTGAGTAAGTTGTTTCAACAGCATTAGTGGCTAAGACTTTTTGGTTTATTTTATAAAAATATCCCTCAGGAAAATTGCCAGGATAATCATTTTTGTTTGGTACATCTGCTGAATAATTACCACCATATCTAAAGAATCCTACACCACTATAAGTGCCTGATACATATTTCCCCTCTACATACCATTTTCCTTTCAACATTGCATAGTTGGTAGCCATAGTACACCAAGCACCAGGTGCTGCAGATAATCCAGTACCACCCATAATTGGTACTGCCGAATGTGTTTGGTTGCCATCAAAGGTAGTAAAGTTATTACTAGGTGTAGAGATAGATTGTTTTAGACTTCCATTAACAGTAAATGTATTACTATTACCTGATGAATCTGTACCTAAAGCTCCTGAGTTTTCAAACTTCAAAAAGAAACCCTCATCTCCATAAGTTACTGATGGACTTAAAATTGGTTTCCATTCCCCTGTCGTGCTATCTGTTTCTCCAAATACTGTTGCTGCACATGCTGTGCCATCTATAAAATTCATGTGGGCGATTTGTCCATCAAAAAATTGTGAGTTACTACCACTATATCTTTGACAACCTATTGCCCAAGATTGAGCTGCTGTATTCCAGTTGCCCTCACTATCTTCGTCAGGGTAAGTTGGACTATTAAATTTGGTTACTCTTTCCCCATTAATCCATACTTGTACTCTATCAGCAGCAGTTGATTGTGTTGAATCAATTATAAAGTGCAAATGATACCAAGAGGTACAATCTCGTAAATATCGACTCGTTTCTACTATCCATTGGTCTGATTGTCCATTGTAATCAAATATTTTTAAACGACCAGCAGCTTCAAATCTTATAAATGAATTTATAGCACCAGTACTTCCAGTACCCATCATAGTTGTTTGAGTTCCTTCACTTGCTCTTTTCACCCAAAATGAAATAGTCATAGTTCTTCTGTTGCCATTACTTGTAAATGTTTTTTGTAAATATGAATCTGCCATAATTTTTCCTAATTAAATTGTCCTGAATTATTCATTCCTACTGTTACTTTAATAGTAAATGCTCTATCTGCTGTTTGTGATTCTG